ATTTTGAACAAAAAAAAGACATTTCAGAAGGTGGTTCGCAAAATGTCAACATTCTCAATCATTTTTTCAAAATAAAAAGCATGAACAATGAATCATCCAGTATTTATGGTGAAAAATATCAATGTTCACGAAATATGTACCAAAATTATTGGAAAAATGTCAACAATGAAATCATGAACATTCAAGATTTTATCATTCCGTCGGATGTATGTGATAAATGTAATTGTGGAGAATTGATTCCCCAAGACGAAGAGGGTATTCTTATTTGTAATAATTTGCAATGTGGATATTTTATTACCCATATCATTGATAATGCAAAACCTGCCAACAAAGAACCACCGAACGAAGTATCCTATACTGCTTACATTCGTCTCAATCATTTTAAAGAAATCTTGTCACAATTTCAAGCGAAAGAAACTACCCAAATTCCAGATGAAGTCATAGAAGCTATCCGAGCCCGAATTAAAAAGGAAAGAATCAATGATATTTCCCAATTGACGTATGATAAAATGCGTGATATTTTGCGTAAATTGGGTTTGAACAAATATTTTGAGCATATCCAATACATCAATTCCATTTTTGGAATAAAACCACCGATTATGAATGAAGAATTGCATGAAACATTGTGTGTATTGTTTATTGAAATTCAAAAACCATGGGCTCTTCATTGTCCGGTCAACCGAACCAATTTTTTCAATTATACATATACATTGTATCAATTGTGTGTATTGTTAGATCAGACCCAATATTTACCGTACATTATATTGATGAAAGATGTAGACAAACAGAGAGAACAAGATCAAATATGGAAAAAAGTATGTCATGATTTAGACTGGGAATTTATTCCCAGTATTTAGACATAAATTGTAACATTATAAAATATAAGAACATGTTAACGTTCATTCATCAACGATTAGCATACAGTATTGTTGCAACGTTGTTGTTTTTTATTACAATTCCTGGAACAATTATACATATTCCAGAAAAAGGAACTTATGCAAAACATGCGTTTGTTCATAGTGTGATTTTTTTCATCATGTTTTATTTTGCATCCCGGTTTATTTATGAAAAATTAAAAATGTAAACTATACTATATACTATCATGAACGCTTGGGCAAAATTCGTAACTGCTTTTTATAAAAATAAAAAGCGTACTAACAAAAATTACAAATTCAAAGACGCAATGAAAGAAGCCAAAGGCCCATATAAGAAATCCAAAGGTGGTAAAACAATGAAAAAAAGATAAATATAAAAAGAAAGTATATAATGGCTTTTAACAAAAAAAAGAAAACACGAAAGAATAAAACAAGGAAACAGTTGAAAAAAAAAACGGTCAAACGTGAACGAGCAAAATTTAGTGTTCGTAAAGGTGGTTCTATTAATCATTTGTTAAATTGTAATTCGGGTATTTGTCCAGCATTTTTTCAATAAAATAAAACAATATAAAATTAAAAATCGTTAATTCTATGTAACAGAATGAACGATTCAGATGATATTCATGTAGCAGCTTCCATTGTGATTGATTATTTTAAATTAACCAGAGAATACCAATACAAATATGGTGAAAATACGATTGTATTGTTACAAGTTGGTGCATTTTTTGAAGTATATGGACTGCGTCATCCAATACAAAATTCCTATGAATTTTCACCCATTGCGTCCTTTTCAGAAATTTGTCATTTAAACATTGCGGATAAAAAAATAACTTTAGGCAATCACAAATCTAATCAGGATTTGCCCCAGTTTCCATTATATCATCCGGATATTCCTATAAAAACATTTACACGGGAATTGCATGCATGGCTCAAATACATTCCATCATGTAATGTGGTGATGGCGGGAGTACGTGATTATCAATTAGATAAATATGTACAAAAAATGGTAGATGCAGGGTTTACTACGGTGGTTTATATACAAGAAAAACATGGTAAAGAAATCACCCGAAAATTATTTGAAATTTATTCACCTGGAACCTTTTTGGCGTACGATGTAGATTCACAAACAAAAATTACAAATCATATAACCTGTATTTGGTTAGATAAAATTTCAAATACACCGGACAATATGATTTGTGGAATTGCTTCATTCAATGTTTTTACGGGAGAATCCTTTTTATTTGAATACCAAACACCTTTACTGATGAATCCAACAACATTTGATGAATTGGAACGACATTTAGTAACAATTGCACCCAGTGAAATCATTTTAATTTCAGAATTTTCTCCAGAAAAAATCCTTCCATTGATCAAATACATGGGTATAGAATCCCATATTCCTATTCATAAAATATGGTTACAAGAAGAGATTGAAAAAACAAAGGATGCAACAAAAAAAGCGTTGAATTGTACAAAACAAACGTACATTCATCACGTATTATCTACATGGTTTCAGGATGAAATTTTTCATACATGTATGGAGTTTCATACAAATATTATTGCAACACAAGCATTTTGTTATTTGATGAATTTTGTAAGCGAACATAATTCTGATTTAGTTAAAAAAATTCATATACCCACATTTACAAATACCTCACAACGAATGATTTTAGCAAATCATACTTTAAAACAATTGAATATTTTACCAGATGGTTCAACACATGATAAATTTCATTCACGAAAATTATCATCCGTATCTTGTCTAATGAATCGTTGTTGTACTGCAATGGGTAAAAGGCGATTTCATCATCAATTAACACATCCAACATTTAATGAAATTTGGTTGCAAACCGAGTATGATACCATTGCTCACATACAAAAAACCCATTCATTGAGTTCTATCATGGATATGAGACGAAGTTTACGTTCTATGAAGGATATTGAAAAAATTGCACGACAAATCATATCTAAGCGTATTTATCCTTCGTCCATTTATCAATTGTACAAAACCTTACAGGAATGGGTAAGTATGTATTCGCAATATATTCAATCCGATTTGGTTTCCGAAACTTATTTACAAATGAAAAATGATTCTCTATGTGAGTTGTTGCTATTTTTAGAACAACATTTTGTCTTAGAAAACTGTATTTCTGTACATTCAATGAAAGAATTTGAACAACCGATTTTACAGGCAAATAAATTTTCAGTATTAGCAACATTATTACATGAACATGATAATTGTATGAAGCAATTGGAATCATATCAATTGCAATTAAATCAACTTGTATCTAAGGAAATAAAAACAAAAGATTCTGATTATGTTCGTATGAATAAAACTGAAAAGGGTGGTTTTAGTTTTCAAATCACGAAAAAACGTGGTATTATTTTAAAAAATCTTATACAAAAAAATGCAACGGATACGAATTATTTATGGACAAAAGATTTTCAATTTATCAAAGCAACTGCGAATTATGATGAAATTCAAATACCAATTATAAAACAATTAGGATATAGTTTACAAGATTTGGAACAAATAATCAATAAAACCATGGTTATAGAATATAAAAATACATTGAGTCATTTGTCGGACGTATGGTACAATTCTTTGGAAATTGCTGCGCACCATATTTCACATTGGGATGTCATTCTTACCAAGGCGCATGTTGCACAGGAAAATAATTATTGTTGTCCAATTATTCGTAGTCCGACGAATAACGATACATCATGGGTGAATGCAAAAGGATTACGTCACGCTCTTATAGAAAAAATACAATCACAAGAACAATATGTAACAAATGATATCTATGTAGGATCAGATGTATGTTCAGGAATATTGTTGTATGGTACGAATGCTGTAGGAAAAACAAGTTTAATTCGCGCTTTAGGAATTGCGATTATCTTAGCACAATGTGGTTGCTATGTACCTTGTTCACAATTCACGTATCGTCCTTACCGTGCAATCTATTCACGTATTCTTGGTAATGACAATATTTTCAAAGGTTTATCCACTTTTGCGGTTGAAATGTCCGAATTACGTTTGATACTCAAAATGGCCAACGAACATAGTCTTATTTTAGGAGATGAATTATGTTCGGGAACAGAAATAGAATCAGCATTATCTATTTTTATGGCAGGTATTATGAAATTACACGAAAAAAAATCGTCCTTCATATTTGCGACTCATTTTCATGAAATATTACGATTTCAAGAAATGTCCGTGTTACATAGAATAACAGTAAAACATATGAGTGTTGTATATGATTCTGAACAAGATATGCTTATCTATGACCGTATTTTAAAGGATGGTCCCGGAAATGGTACTTATGGAATAGAAGTTGCCAAATCTATGCATATGGACGCTGATTTTTTAGAAACAGCATATCAATTACGTAATCGTTATTTTTCAAAAACAAAAAGTCCATTAGAACATACTACATCTCATTATAATACACAAAAAATATGTGGTACATGTGAAGCATGTAATCAAGAAATGGGAGAAGAAATTCATCATATCCAATATCAACAATATGCTGATACTCATGGATTTATTGGAGATGTACATAAAAATCATAGTAGCAATTTAATGTCAATTTGTAAAACATGTCATGACAAGTTACATCGCGAACCGCAACAAAAAAAAATCGTTCGTAAAAAAACTACACGTGGTTATAAACTAATTTCAGATATCTAATATTGTTGATAAATATAATCATTGTTGAAATACATGGTTAGTCCACTATTGTCAATCACACTATTGTATAAATTACCTTGTGTAATAATTGGTCCTGTACCAGAAAAAACCGCAGGATTTTCAAAACTATAATAACAACATAATCCCAAATTATCAATTATATTATAATTATTCACTAAAGTGCCAATTTTCCCTGAAATCAAATAGACAAGACCATAAACACTACCTATAATTGGTTGTAATTGGTAAGAATACAATTGATTAGGTGATACAGATGAATCTATATAAGTCATTCCGTTGGTAGTGAAATTAACAATTACATTATACACCGTATTGTTCATTAAATTGGTTCGTATAACATTCAAACTTGTAAAACTTCCAGAAATATTTTTTATTTGTACACTATTGCTGGTTGAAAGAGAATAATATGCATTTATAATGGTCGGATTGATTGAACTTGAATGACTGAATGGAGCAAATGTATTAAAGGTATTAAAACACGACATACTAATATATAGTCATAAAAATTGATTTAAAAATTGCTCCTATATATATCTTATTTATATCTATTATAGTATTATGATTATTCCTGTTAAATGTTTTACATGTGGGAATGTACTGGCGAACAAATACCGTTTTTATCAAACAGAAGTGTTAAAACAAAAGACAGAAATGGCGAGTGCATTGCCGGAAAATGAACGTGCGGATGTATTTCGTATTCTGTATTTGAACAAAGACAATGTAAAAAAAACACCCGAAGCAGAAGTATTGGATCGTATTGGATTAAAAAACATGTGTTGTCGTCGTCACATGCTTACTCATGTGGATATAGAATAAAATTGAAATAATACAACGAATATAATATTATATAAATTATATAATATGTCTAATTTGTCATGCAAAGAATTGATTGATATGTTTCAAAAAATTGGTGGAAAATTACATTGTAATTATAATACAAAAAAATGTGCTCTTTTACCACAAAATATTCATTGTAACATTCAACCCAATCATAATAATATCGGAATGTTATTATGGGAATTGGCCATTGCTGGACAGTATGATAGATTTGTTACAATATTACCTGAAACTAATGAAAATAAACGAATATTTGTGGAAGACAAAATACACGATTTTCAAAGGAATTATTCTAGTGGATTTATTATTGAATTTGCAGTTGACAAAGATGGTACCTGGATTTCTCCCAGCCAAAAATAAAAAATAGTACATTATTATATATATTTTTTTTATGAAAACCACAAGAAAAAAAAACGGTGGTGGTTGTGGTTGTAGTGGTAATTCAAAATTATTCATGGGTGGTAAACGGCGACAAAACAAAACATATAAAAAAAAAAGACATGCGCGTTTTAAACGAAATAGTAAGAGAGTAGGTAAATTAGGAGGAAATACTAACTTACCCGCGTTAAATAACTACAACAATGACCCTCGTACTATGCTTGCATCAGAACATTATACAACAAACATATCAAATTCATCATCTGGTGGTAAAAAAAGAAAAATACGTGGTGGTGGGTTGATGCAATATTTGAGTGATCCTCTTTTAGGCGGAACACCTAACAATTTGGTTTTAGGATTTGGTTCAAGTGCAGGAACCGCAAATTCAATGGATGGATTAACTGGAACAAATTTTTCCAGTACCGGTGTTTCTAATATACAAAAAATGTCCACTAATATGGCACCATTAGTATAAAATATATATATCTTTATTAATATATATTTTATTGATTATCATGTCAAAACTAAAATTGGGAGGATACACTCTATGTACACCAACTTATGTATATATTATTTTATCTATTATTACATTTATTTTATTGATTGCGTCTGATATCAATGGTGTTCAAATTATGTGGTTCATAGTAAAAGTACTTATTTGGGTATTTTTGTTGAATGTTATGTGTGCAAATGGATTAATACCACTTGCATGGTTCTTTGTTCTTCTTCCATTTATTGTTATTTTTATTCTATTAATATCGGTGAATTCTATGAAAAAAATGCCACAAATGCCACAAATGCCACAAATGCCTCAAGCGCCTCAAGCGCCTCAAGCGCCTCAAGCGCCTCAAATACCACAAATACCACAAATGCATCATCAATAAAAATACGATA